CTGTCCAGCGTGTACGACGTGCCGTACATGGCTTTGCTGAGCCATTCGATATATTCGTCCAATTCGACGAGCGCGCCGCGGCTCAGCTCCCAATTGTAAATCAGCAACTTGTTGAGGAGACCGCCGCTGCCGATGCTGGGGAAAGCCCAGATCACGGTGCGGGTGCGCGGATCGACCGAGCCCTGCACCTTGCGAATGTAGGCGTCGTCAACCAATCGGTAAAATGTGCGGTCGAATTTCTGCGCGCCGATCGGGAATACGGTCGAGCCATCAAAAGCGGCGAAACCGTCCTCGGACAGGTAGTACACCACCGGCACGGTCGAGCCGCCCTGGGTGCGCGCAAAGGACTGCACGATCGACAGCGGCGCAATCGTGCCCGAGGCCCCGCTCTGCACACGAAGCGAGAAGATTAGAGGCGGGCCAGCATAATTGGCTATCCAGAGGCCCCGTTCCATGAAGATGACAGCGTCGGCGCCCTGCGAAAACCCGCTGACAATCCCGGTGACGTTGCCGAGATCGGTCTGCTGCATGTCATTGTAATCACTTTGAACCTGGATCGCTGTAGATCCTGGACTTGGCCAGCTTGTCGGATCATTGATCGACGACCACCATATCCTGAACGGCACCGCACCGCTGACCGGATCGGTGGTGTTGCCGACCATCAGGAAGTCTTTGACCGTGGCGCAGTATTTCGCAACCGGAGCATCCGGCGACAGCAGGCTGAAATGTGTGTCGGTCGGGAGCAGCAGGGTCTGGATCGGATCGATGCCGTTGGTGGCGATCACGCGGCTGCCGTAGCTGGTCATCGACCAATGGCCGCCGTCCGGCGTGTTGTAGGCGCCGCCTGTGGTGCGCGAAACATCGGACAGGGTCAGCGAGCCGGGCGGCAATCGGTAGAGCTTGGTGCGGTCACCGGCAAAGGTGTGAATGCTCTCGTCCGGTGCCTTGAGTGAGTAGGCGCCCTGACAGCGGGCGTCGAGCGTATTGGTCGACAGCGGCACCGCGGTTGGCATCGGGCCATAAGATTTCGGTGTCAGCGGGACGCAATTCTTGATCAGCGGCGAGCCTTGAGAGCCGAAATCGGCCTGATCGGGCAGCCATTCGGGCCAGGAAACGACGGTCATGGCGTTGCCTGATAGGAGCCGACGCAGCGTCCCTCGATCAGCGAGGTGCCGACCGAAAAGCTTGCCGCGTTGAGGTCGGCATAGAGCGTGTTGCTGCCGATGCCGCCGACGCCCATGTAGTTATTGCCCGCATTCATCTGCCCGATGAATTGCGACTGCCCGGCCGGCAATGTCATCCCGGTGATTTGCCCGATCGAACAACTCACATCGTTTGCCGCCGTTTGCGGGAAACCGCTGACCCTGAGCGCGCCGGTCATGCCGCCGATGGCGCTGGTGCTGACCTTGAAGGCGGCATTGAACATGGTGCCGGCGATCGTGTAGCTGCCGACTTGCGCGGTGTAGGTATTCGATGGTGTTCCGGCGGTGCCGGCGTAGGCTGGCGTCCAGGCGCACGGTCCAACCTGCCCGCCGAGCTTCGCTTTCGGGCAGGCTGCGGCACTCTCGAACGATACCACTGATTGGTTGGAACCCCAGGCGATGTCGGAGCCGGCGATAAACTCCGTCGCCGCGTTCGCCACATATACCGGCACCACGCCCGATGTCGCCCAATGGACGTAGCCACTCCCGAGATAAACTGAGCCGCGCAAGACCTGGATGCCGCTCGCCAGCAGATAGTTGCTCTGCAGGGTAACGACGTGAAAATCGTTGATAAACAGCTTGGCCGGGTTTCCGGCAGTGCCGGCGCTGTTCATTTTGTACTGGATGCCGTTGGCAAAGTTTATGCCCGACACGTAATTGACGCCACTGGTGTCCTCGGCGAGCACGCCGACTCCGGTCTGGTCCGCACCCGACAGGGCATCAAGCCAGGCGTCGATCTTGACCCCGGTGGTGCCGCCACGCAGATGCACTCCTGTCGTCCAGCCGTATTCGGTCGCCTCTGCGAATTGCGCGCCGCCGCCGACATTGTTGAAGTCGAAGGCTTTGCCGCTGCGCCAAACTGCACTCAAGACAACCGAGCCGCCGGTGGTAAAGGCCCCGGCGAAGGTCGAGCCCTGCAGCGTTATGTGGGTGGTATCGTCGACGGTGATCGTCCACTTGCCGGAAGCATTCGGCACGCCGCCGACAGGCTGAACGAATACTTTGTCGCCGGTCACCAGCGGGACAGTCGGGACCGAGCCCAGCGTCAGTTTGATCAGGCCGCCGTTATTGACGGCACCCGTTACCGTCGAGGTCTGCTGCGGCTGCACCACATAGGACGGCGTCCCGAACGGCCAGCAATGGACGCCGCGCCCGTAGAGCATGTCCAGAGTATCGTGCAAGTAAAAGCACGTCGTCGCGTCGGCGTTGACATCATGCAACCGGGTCCGGTCACAGGCGCTGTCGATTGCCGTGGCAAAGCCAATCAAGGTGGCGCCGGAGATCGTCACGTCGGAAGTGCCTAAGCACGTTATCGCGACGCCGGCATAAGTGCTGATCTCGGTGATCGCGGTGCGCAGGGTGAGCGGGTTGCTAAAGCCCTTGCGCACAATGAGGCAACCCTCCAGCCCGGCACGCCCACCGGAGGCGGCGACGGAAGCGGCGGTGAATTTCAGCGTGCGCGCGGAATTGAGGATAATGTTGGCGTTGGCTGTGACTGCATTATTCGGCTGATAGCCCGGTGCCGCGGCGCCACAGTTGATCTGCACATTGCCGGGGATGTTGAGGTCGGCGCTATCGATCAGGCAGCGTTGCAGACCTCGCGCGTCGACCGTCAGCCCATCCGCAGCGGCGGCGTCGATCGCTGCCTGGAACCCCGGCCGGGCGTCGGTCGTACCGTCGCAAACGGCGCCGTACTGAGCCGGCGTCACGCTCTGCGTCAGCGAGCTGAACGGCATCGGCACGGCTGGCTTGCTGGCGGTCGGGTCCGGGTTGCCGAGGACGGTGTTGGGTTTGATGTTGCCGAAATTCTGCGCCTGCGCCGGGAGTGCCAGAGCCAACCCGGCCAGCACCAGGAGCCATAGGCGCGACATCAGCGGGTGCCCCATTGCGTGCCCATCCAGTAAAGCTCAACCGACATGTAATCGCTCATAAGTTGATAGTTGCTGTTGCCATCAATAGCGCCGCTGGCCGCCTGCAGGGTGACCGGATAGGTGCCGGCATTACCGAGCACGTCCTTGAACCGCAGGGTCTGATCCAGCGCCGGGTTGAGCGGCAGCGTGATCGTAATCGACGCAGCGGCGGCGTTGCGGATACTCACGTCGCCAGCGGCGCCAGCCGGCAAGGCGATCGAGCCGACCACGTCGATCGGCCCGGGCGCCGCCACCACGGTCCATGCACCAGCCATCGGGACTCCATAAATGTCGGGCCGGATCTGCAAGGGAGAGCCGCTCCAGCGCGCCTTGCGGTCGGCCTGCTCGATCGACTCGAACACCGCCGCGCCGGCCTGCGCCCACAGTTGAATGCGCTCGTCGTGGCCGATAAAGGCTTCCGCCGCAATCAGCGTGCCGTAGAGATACGCGTCGGGGTGCTCGCGCAGCAGCCAATTTGTCGGGTTGGCATCCGACAACGGCGGCACCCCGGTCTGGTAGAGGATCTCGATCTGCACGTTGCCGCTCGGGCCGGGGCCGAGGCGCAACTCGCGGCCGTGCAGCGTGTACTTCGACGGCGGCCCACTGCCGCCCGGCAATTCCGGTGGCGTTACATACAGCAGCGGCTGCCCGCCGCTGGTCACCAGGCGCAACTCGCGGCAGTCGGCCGGCAAGGCCACTGCGGCGGTGCCCGATACCGTCATGAAGGCACGCTGCTCGGCGTCGCCGACCTTCAACCGGCGCCTCGCCTCGCGCTCGAATAAGGTGATCATGTCCGGCACCGACGGCACCAGCAGCGGGTCGCCGGGGCGGGCGAGCCAGTTCAGCACCGCGGTCTGCAGCTCGGCGTAGGTGTTGAAGGGCATATTTGCCTACAGGTTGGAGGTGTTGGTTCGCAAGTAGCGCCATGAGGGGTCGTTGAGTAACTTCAGCACCGCCTGGCCGTGCTCGGCCTTCATCGCGTCAATGCCATAGTGCTGCCGCCACAAATTCACCACTTCGATCGGAATGCGCGCTGCCAGGCGCATGTCGCGCTCCGGGCCGGTCCAGCCGGTGAAGCCGTCGGCCGTCTGCAGCCGCTTGTTGGTTTCGATGATCGGCCCGACATCCGCCCGGCGGTGGATGGTGGTGACGCCGGTCAGCTCGTCGTGCTCGAAGGTCTCGACCGCCCCGGTCAGCGGATCGTGATCGAAGTAGTATTGGTGCGCCATGGCAGTGCCCAAAGAAAAAGGCGACCCCGAAGAGCCGCCTGCTAAAATGCAGACGCCGACCAGGAGTGGCCTGGCCGGCGCCTGAACCGGGTGGGTAAACACCCGGCGTTCGAGGAGGAAGCGATGCCACAACATCGTCTCCGACTGCGGATTATCGTGATCCTGATCATAAAGATCAAGATCGCGCGTAGCCCGTAGCCGGCGGGCGCTCGGCCTCACGGTCGGGCGCCTCCTCCTTTAACTCACAGAACGCCAGTGCTTGCCGCTGCGGAGACTGCTGATATAGGTCGGCGCCAGGCCGAACATCTCAACCAGATCACTCCGCTTCGCCGTGCTGGCTCGGATAAAGCGAACGTCGTCCTCGGTTAGTGTCGCTCGTCCGTTGCGGACGCCGCGCACCTTGTCAAATCGAGCATTCTTCTGCTGTTCCGACCACGTCGCCCAACGCACATTGCCGGGTTCGTAATCGCCATCATTATCGATGCGATCAAGTGTGAGAGCGTTCGGTGGATCGCCAACATCAGCATAAAAAGCTTCAAAACTGTCCCGCCAACGATCGCAAATCTTGATCCCGCGACCACCATAATTAGGCCATGCGGGATTGTTGGGATTGCCGCACCGCTGCTTGATGTTCAGCCATCGGCGGTAAACGCTTGTCTTCTTAGCACCTGATTGCCCGTGTGTTCGCTTGGCCGCCCGAACCATTGCGCCCGAGGCGCAGCCGCAACTCTTCTTTTTGCCGCGCTGCAGCATGTTGCCGTTAACAAGTACATCCGTGGCGCCGCAATCGCAGGCGCAACGCCACAAAACCCGATTTTTTGCAGAGCCGGCTCGCTCCACAACAAATAACAAACCAAACCGCTGACCAACCAGATAGTGCATGAGAAAGCCCCTGTAATGGCGCCTTGCGATGATACCATTACAGGGGTATAAAGGCCAGAATAGTTGACTAAGGTGCCGTGAGGTCAGCAATTAATGCGCTGGATGCTTCGTTTTTCGCGGCAAGCGTGTATTCACCAATTAACATACGCTTTTCCGCGTCGCCGGTTTTTGCCAAAGGTACTTGAGTGATTGGTCTGAGCCAATCGACTGACCAATATGACCAGTTTAACAGGAAGACATCCCGAACCCTTTGAAACCGGTTCGGAATGATGCGCACGGTGTGGACCTATATGTTCCAACAGGTTCGCTAGTCCCTGCCGCGTCCCTTGCGAGACCGCTGCATGTTGCCATGCAGAGCTGACTATATCATCACCCCTTCCGGGGGCTGGGCGCTTCCGGCCGCTTGGCCGTACTCCCTTGCGGGATAGTCGATACACCTTCCGCTTGCGCGGCTTGGCTCGGTATTGTCCATTCCTGGAGATCCACCGATTTCACCCAGTTCTTCGACAGCGATTGCTCGCTGAAGGACCCCTACGCGGCAAGCCGCATTTCCGAGTCTCCGACGTAAACGTCCACCGTCGCAACGGTCTCCTGTTTCATCACATCCACCATTTTCGTGGCGCCGCCGGTAAAAGCAGAGATCGCCTGCTTGTTACTGGCACCGGCCATGATCACGTCGAGGTCTTCCGAGCTGTTCGTGTAGACGCTCTTCATCGCCGCTTTCAGCATGACTTCGGTGATGGCAACCGGTGTGGTGCCGTCCGTGCGT